GACGGTAACAACAATAAGATTGTTGGCGCAATAGAGACAGCAAGTTTAAGAACAAGTGAAACAAAAATTGCACTTGGTAGTAGTGCAGGTCGAACTACTCAAGGCATAGAAGCAATAGCAATTGGTAAAGAAGCAGGTAAAAGTACGCAAGGTGATGATGCAGTAGCAGTTGGATCTGAAGCAGGCGAAGTAGTTCAAGGCGCAGAATCAGTAGCAATTGGTAAGCGGGCAGGTAGCAGATATCAAAGCGATTCAGCAGTAGCACTTGGCACCGCAGCAGGTTATGACAATCAAGGCGATTCAGCAGTAGCACTTGGTAAAACAGCAGGTTATGACAATCAAGGTGACAACGCAGTGGCAGTTGGGTACGGCGCAGGAAGTTTTACTCAAGGCACTCAAGCAACAGCACTTGGAAACAGCGCCGGTTATACAACTCAAGGTGCAAGTGCAATAGCAATTGGTTATCAAGCAGGCTATTCAAACCAAGCAGCAAACTCAATTGTAATTAACGCAACTGGCAATATTTTAACTGAGGCTGGAGCAGATACATTTGTAGTTAAACCAATTAGAAGTGCAGTTGGTACAACTATGTTGATGTACGATGCTTCGTCAGGAGAGATAACACATACAGCGAATCCTGAATTTAACTTTACAGGTGATATAACAGGTTCAGTATTTGCAGATAATAGTACACAATTAGTTGATGGTGTAGATGGAGTTCTTAGAGGAACACACGTAGGTGAACTTATCGGAAGTGTGTTTAGTGATGACTCATCTGTAGTTATTAATGAATCAGGAACAGTGTTAGGAACTATTGCACCAGGTGCAGCGGCTCCGGCTTCAGAAACAGAAGTAGCACCTATAGGTGAAATTAGAGTTGATGACAGTTATGTCTATGTCCGCAAGAGTACGGGCTGGGGCAAAATTGCAATCGGCGGTTGGGTATAGGAGCGGATAAATGGCAAAACTTACAGTAAACATTGGCTCTAGTGCAAACGATAGAACAGGCGATAATCTACGTACTGCCTTTAACAAAATCAATCAAAACTTTGATGAAGTATATATTGGTCCACCGCAACTTACACAGACTGAGATAGATGCTCTTACACCAGTTTTTGGTATGATGGTTTATAATACAACATCAGGAAAGTTTCAAGGTTATGCTGCAGATGCTAATAATGATAGCACAGCAGGGTGGGCGGATCTCCACTAAATATACATATAGGAAAGAAAAATGGCAACAATACAAACAATTAATGTAGGAAATTTAGTAAACGACGGATTAGGTGATGATCTAAGAACAGCGTTTCTAAAGGTAAATGCTAACTTTTCTGAACTTAATACAGGGCTTACTATAACAGCGTCAAACAGTGGGTTAGGTGCAGGTGTATTTAAACAGAAATTAAATAACGATTTACAATTTAAATCTCTTGTAAGTGGAACTAAAATATTAATTGAAGAATCTGCAGATTTTCTTACTGTTAACACTACACAGGAAGATGCGTTTATAAGATTTGACACTGATAGCGGTAGCATGTTAGCGTCAACTCACGAACAAATCACACTACAAGGAATAGCAGCACCAGGTTCAGAAACCGGTTTAAAAGATATAGAAGTAACGACGTCTGGAAGTTCTGTCAATTTTAAAACAGTAATTCCTGTAACTGAATATTTGCAAACTTATGATTTTGGTTCAATCAATGGAGTATATCAAAACGCAATACAGTTAGCAATGCAGACAGCAAATATAGATTTTGGAACACTAACATTTACATCAGATATCGACCTCGACTGTGGCGATCTAACCTAGGAGGATAACCACAAATGGCAGTGACATGGACAACGCCAGCAGGAGACCTAGGAACACTTGAAGAAAGAATTATTACCTCAGTCTCTATAGAAGCAACAACAGATACTAGCAATCCAATTCAATATTCTGTAATCGCAGGTGAACTTCCTCGTGGTATGATAATATCAGGAAATGTTATAAAAGGGTCACCTGCTGAAGTAACAAAATTTACAGAATACAGATTTGTTATTCGTGCAGACGATAACGATAAAGAAAAAGATAGAACATTTAAAATAAGCGTAACTGGTGCAGATATTCCTGAATGGATTACCAAAGAAGGATTTTTAAACGTAGGACCTGGTCAGGCTTATTTTATTATGGATGATGCCCAGGTAGACTTCCAATTAGAAGCAACGGATAATGATGCTGTAGCAGGTGAGAACTTAGAATATTATTTGGTACCTAATAGCGGAATATTACCTTATGGATTAAAAATTTCTAAGACAGGACGTATAAGTGGCTTTACACAGCCAATACCTGCAATAGACTATGCTACATCAATTACTGGAGCATACGATACTGCTTCATTCGATACAGCACCTCTAGACATTGCAAAGAATAATAGTTTAGGTTTTGATTCATTCTTTTATGATAATCAATATTACGACTACGGTGAGCAAGGAATTGTTCCTAAAAAATTAAGTAGGATTTATACATTCGGTATTGCAATTACAGATGGATTGAATGCTGTAAACAGAATATTTAAAATATATGTAGTATCAGAAGAATTTTTAAAAGCAGATAATACATTAGTACAAGTTGATACTAATCTATTTCAAGCAGATACAACAAGTGATAGAGTTCCGTTATGGATTACAGATTCATATCTTGGTAGATATAGAGCAAATAATTACATAACATTATTCCTTGATGTATACGATCCACCAACACTGTCTGGAGTAATCAGTTATTTTATAGTAGACAATAATCCTGATGGAACTCCTAGTACATTGCCGCCAGGACTTACTATAGATACAACTACAGGTGAACTAGCAGGCAAAGTTCCATACCAGGCTGCTGTAACTACAACTTATCAATTTACTATGAAAGCAGTTAATTTTCCTGCAAGTATAGCACAACAAGATTACACGCTTGTAGGTGACTGGAGTTCGATAAGATTCTATGAAGCAAACGAAGCAGTTAGATATAACGGTTTTGTTTATGTATGTAAAGAATCTAACATTAACCAATTACCAGATGAAGCAAATAGTTCTTATTGGGAATTAGGTGTAGGAACATCAGATAAAACTTTCACTGTAGATTTAATAGGTGAAATAGAAAGTTCTATCGAATGGATTACAGGTACAGACTTAGGAATTATTAAACCCAATCAGCCTAGTAAATTAGCAGTAGAAGCAACAAGTCTTTTGTATGGTGGAAGAGTTAGTTATAGTATTACATCAGGTGAGTTACCTCCAGGATTAGTTTTCTTATCCAATGGAAACATTACAGGCAAAGTAACACAGTTTTCAGATAGTGATCAAGAAGGGTTGACTAGATTTTTTGATAGAGATAGTAGTGCAGTTGATTCAACAGGAACTATTACGTACAATACTACCTTTGATGGTATCGGTACCACATATGATAAATTATATACATTTAGTGTACAAGCATCTGATTCATCTGGGTTGGCAAAAGATACAAGAAAATTTACAGTAAAGGTTGTTGCAGACAGTCAAAAGTCTTTTGCTAATATTTTTGTTAAAGCGTTTCAAAATAAAAATAAAAGACTTTCATGGTTTAACTTTATAACTGACGCAACTATTTTTCCTTCTAACGATATATATAGATACGGTGATACTAATTTTGGTGTCCAGACTGAAATTAAAAGTTTAATTTTTGCAGGTATAGAAAGCACTGCTGCTACAACAGTAGTACAAGCATTAAGTAGAAACCATTATAATAAAAGATTTACGTTTGGAGCAATAAAGAAAGCCCAAGCCAAAGACCCAATTACACAAAAAGTACTATATGAAGTAGTATATGTTGATCTAGTTGATGATTACGAAAAAAATGGTAAAAGTATATCAGATGAAATTAATTTACCAAATAACAGCAATAGCAAAGTTCTTGTAAGTTATGACAATATTACTATAGATAGTGATATTCCATATGCGAGTGATGCAGATTTGCAACGAGTATTTCCTAATTCAGTCAAAAATATGAGAAAAAGATTATCTGCTATAGGAGAAAGAGATAGAGAATTTTTACCTTTATGGATGAGAAGTATACAGCAAACAAGTACGTATGAACTTGGTTTCACAAAAGCACTTGTTATTTGTTATACTAAACCTAACAGAGCAGATACAGTAATAAGTAGAATTAAATCAAGTGCATTTGACTTTAAAACCATAGATTTTACTGCTGATAGATACATTATTGATATACTAAACGGAGAAATACAGGATACTTATATACAGTTTCCGCAAGATAAAATTACAAATCATGCTAATTTAGCACATAAATCTACTGAAGATAAACCCTTTGCTCAGAAAAATATTCCGAGCTAGTTTGTAATATGATAAATACATACTGAATACAACGGAGATAATAACGTGGCAAGATCGAACAACAGTTTAATAAACTATCTAAGTATAAATGAAAACTTCCCAGTTGCTGGGCAGGATAATGATACACAAGTTTTTAGAGATAATTCAGACACAATTAAAACAAGTCTTAGAAATGCTAAAGATGAACTTACAGATGTCCTTACAAATGCTGCGTATAAGGATGAAGCAAACGATTTTGAATTAAACAATATCTCAAATGCTGTTTTAATTAATAATAGAATTGGTAAATTTGACGGAGGAGCAGTTGATGCTTCACCTACTACTATTGATTACAAAAATGGCGACTACCAAATTTATAGAGTAGGTGGCAATATTTCCATAGACTTCTTAAATTTTCCAGGAGATCCTGTATATACAGGAGAAGCCACTCCGATCGGTATGGGCAAAGTAACACTTGAACTATATAGTGATGGTTCATCAAGAACTGTTAACTTTTTAACTTCAGGTGGTACAATTATTAAAAGCAAAGATTTCCCAGGGTATGCAAGCGGATCGCCAGTACTTACATTAACTTCAGCAACTGATCCAATTATCGTTGAAGTATTTAGACACAGCACTGCGGTAATATACATGAGATATATCGGCGCATTTGCATAATGTTTCACCCATTCCAAGAAGACCCAAAACAACTTACTGAAACTGAATTAACACAGAAAATATCCGAATTGGGCAAAAAATATACCCAAGCCGCACGTTTAGGCAACGGACAACTGTTGACACAACTCCAAACATTTGTTACAATATATAGAGATGAATTACGCAGAAGAGCAATGCAACCTGTAAAAACAAATGATGAAGATAAGGATTTGGATCAACTTATAAATGTCGACTAATAATATAAAAGAAGTAATACAAGGTATTAAAAAACACGGGCCAGAAATACTGGAACACTGTGTTATTGATGATGCTAGTCTGTATCTAGAAAGAATAGAAACAGAATTCCTAGACTATCCAAAGCCAAAATCTAAATTAAATACAAATAATTGGTTTATGCCAGACAGTTATAAAGATATGGATATTGAAAAATTCGTTATTATGCAGTGTAAAACAGACGAATATATAGAAAGAGCTAAGATTGAACTGAAAGAATTCGAAGATAGAAATCTTACGATGTTACTAAAACAGGTAAAATATATAATAGACACACTAAGAAAAAATGATATCGTATGGGGTGTAGGTAGAGGATCAAGTGTTTCAAGTCTTGTTCTTCACATATTAGGGGTCCATAAGATTGATCCGATTAAATACAATATACCACTAAACGAATTCTTTAAATAAGGAGACTAAAATGGCAACAATTAAAAGTATGCGCGGCAAAGAGATTGATATGGAAAAACTTAATCTTAAAAATGAAACATTACCAGCAGTTGGTAATATGAAAGTAAATGCTCGCGGTGATGAAATTGGTAAGGGCGGAAAAGTAGTAAGAACAAGAGAAGCAATTCTAAAAGATTACTATGATAAAAACCCTAGAGCAATTCAAGAAGAAGTTGTAGATAGATCTAAAAAATCATAGAAAGGCTATAGCACATGATCAAAGGTAAAATTACTGCTATCCGTAGTGATGTATTAGTGCATAAAATGCACTTTGGTGAAACAACGACAGCAGGCGGAATCATTATTGGATCCGATGACGCTAAGGCACATGGTGTAAAACCTCGTTGGGCACAAGTATATTCTAAAGGACACGAAAATAAAGATCCGTATGATGTAGGCGATTGGATTTTAATCGCACACGGTCGTTGGACACGTAAACTTAAAGTTACAGACGAACACGGCGAAGAAGTAGAGATTCAAAAAATTGAGTTGGACTCAATACTTGCATGGCAAGATGAAGAGCCCAAGGACCTTGCGTACTTCGGTCAAGAGTATTCAGACGGATCTAAAGCAACATTTGACGCCGGTATGTTTGGCGCCGAATAATTAACAACTATATACTTTTTCCGGACACAATCTAAAAGTCAAAGCCTTCCTAGGCCCCTTAGTGGTGTTTATAGACACTTCCCCTGATTTTGGATGAAATTCAATTTTAGTAATCTTTGCCTTGTCGTTGTTCTTTCCAACAAGTATTTCTTGGCCTACTTCTAGGTTTACATTAAGATTTGTAATCATGGGGTTCTCCTTTTTGATAACGAATGTTATAAAAATATTTAGTATAACTCTTGACAAGAGTAAACAGATAGTATATAATATAAATTAGAATAGAGGAGAGAATCTTGACACAAGTAGATTTAAACAAGTACAAAGACTTTGTACAAGAAGTAACAAGTAAAGAAAGTGATCAACTATCAGAGATGTTCTATAGAGCAAAGGATATTGAAGCAAATAATCCTAATGTAAAAACATCTTTATTATTAACAGGTGCAATTGGTATTGCATCAGAAGGAGGAGAGTTTAGTGAAATTGTTAAAAAATGTATCTTCCAAGGTAAACCTTTGGACGATGAAACTGTATTTCATTGCAAACGAGAACTTGGCGATATTATGTGGTATTGGATTAGTAGTTGCCGGGCTCTTGGGTTGGATCCTAATGAAGTCATAGAAGAAAATGTAAACAAACTTAAAGCAAGATATCCAGGCGGTGAGTTTGATGTACATTATTCTGAAAACAGAAAAGAAGGTGATCTTTAGATTGTGAAGTTTAAACACTCTAACATAGAAGGTATAGTTGTAAAGTCCGACGATCGTTATATCGTTAAGGATAATACCTTGTTGAAGAATCTAGTTGTAAGTAGTACTAGGCTTAATCCAAACAAAAGTACATCAGGACATAAACACGCAGGACAAGAAGAAGTGTATATGTTTTTAGAAGGTACTGGTACAATGGAACTTGATAGTGTTACTCACAATGTAGAAGCAGGCGACACTGTGCTAATTGAAGATGGTGTCTTTCATCGTGTACACGCAGGCAACGAAGAACTATATTTTGTGTGCGTATTTGACGGAGGCAGGACAGTATGAAAATATTTGTAGTATATATTTGGATGACTATGGCGTATCAGCCGTGGGACATTGTTAAGGTAGGCGAGTTCGCAAACTGTGAGCAAGGTATTGCTACAGCAAACAATCTGTATCCAGGATACGTAGCACTACATTGTATTACACCTGACCTAGTGCCACCAGGAGGAACAGGCGCATGATAGGATTTACAGCATCATCGTTTGACCTATTCCACAGTGGACACGTTGCTATGTTAAAAGAAGCACGAGCCAATTGCGACTTTATGATAGTTGGACTACAAACTGATCCTACTATAGATAGACCAGAAAAAAATCAACCAATACAAAGTGTGTTTGAAAGATACGTACAACTAGAGGGCTGTAAGTACATAGATGAAATTATTCCCTATGCTACTGAACAGGATCTTGTTGATATCTTGTTAACATATAATATTAATGTCCGTTTTATTGGTGAAGAATATAAAACCAAAGATTTTACAGGCAAACAAATATGTGTTGACAAAGGTATAAAAATACACTATAATAGTAGACAACATTCATTTAGTACAAGTGGATTAAGAAAACGTATAAGTGAGGCAAAATGAAAGAACTATGGGTAGAAAAATATCGTCCTAAGAATTTAGATGGTTATGTTTTTAGAGATGAACATCAACGCAAACAAGCAAAACTTTGGGTAAAAGAAAAAAGTATTCCTCATTTATTGTTTAGTGGTGCAGCCGGTATCGGTAAAACTACTATGGCAAAGATTCTTATAAATGAACTTGGAATTGAAGAGTTTGATGTACTAGAAATTAATGCTAGTAGAACAAACAGTGTAGATGAAGTAAGAAATAAGATTACAAACTTTGTGCAAATGATTCCATTTGGTCCATTTAAGGTTGTATTATTAGATGAGGCTGATTACTTGTCGCCGAACGCACAGGCAGCATTGCGTGGTGTTATGGAAGAGTATCATATGACATCAAGATTTATTTTAACTTGCAATTATCCTAATAGAATTATTCCTGCTATTCACAGTAGGTGTCAAGGCTATCATATGGAGCGTATTGATCAAACAGAGTTTACTGCTCGTGTTGCAACAATACTAGTTGAAGAACAAGTTGATATTGATTTAGAAACATTAGATCTTTATGTAAAGGCTACGTATCCAGACTTACGTAAATGTATTAACATGGTGCAACAAAACGTTACAGATGCTAAACTGCATGCTCCTAGTAAAGGTGATGAAGGTGAAGCAGACTGGAAGTTTGATATGGTTGAACTATTTAAGGCTGGCAAGATTAGTGAAGCAAGACAATTACTTTGTGGCAAACTACGTGCTGAAGAAATGGAAGAAGTATATCGTTGGCTATATGATAACATTTCAATCTTTGGTGATGAAGCAAAACAAGACACTGCGGTACTAGTAATTAAACAAGGATTAGTAGATCATACATTAGTTGCTGATCCGGAAATTAATCTAGCAGCAGTATTAATTAAGTTAGGAAGATTATGAAAATTAGATACTATCACAACATCGATGGGCCTAGATGGATAGGCTTTATACTAGCAATTATTGCTGCTTTTATTCTTTCAAATGCTAATACAGAAACACAATGGATAGGCTGGGCAGTTGCCTGTGTAAGTTGTACAATGTGGATTTACTTTGGTATTAAAGATAAAGATATTCCTAGAGCATTAATGGAAGGAATGTACTTGTTATTAGGGTTACGAGCAATATGGAACTGGTTAATATAATATGGCACACTTAGTAGATGATAAATGTATAAATTGTAAGCACACAACTTGTGTAAGTGTTTGCCCTGTAGATTGTTTCTACGAGGGTGAAAACATGCTTGTGATTAATCCGGAAGAGTGTATTGATTGCGGTGTATGTATTCCTGAATGTCCTGAAGAAGCAATTTATCAAACAGACGATGAAAATGATCCGTGGTACAAGCACAATCTTTATTTTAGCACAGACGGTAACTGGCCTAACATCGCAGATGAACAGCCGCCTATGGAAAACTATGTAGACTTCGCAAAAGAGAACTACAAAGAAAACAAGACAAAATTGTTTAAGGCAATTCCTGCAAAACTGATAGATTAGATCTACCAGTCTTACAAGAAAAGTTAACTCTTAGTTGTCGCCGTATATACTTAAAATTTCTTTTACTGCTTCGTGTCTTTCTACATCTGCTCTTGTAAATTCACAGATATCAAGATATTGATGATTACTAAAGTTGTTATACAACTCAAGGAACTCTAATAAACCGTTGTTACTAGGCCTGTCTGCCTGATGTAAGTCTCCGGTTACAATCATCTTGGATCCTTCCCCTAACCTAGTTAACAGCATCTTCATCTGACTAGGTGTTGCGTTTTGCATTTCATCCGCAATAATTACGGAGTTTTTAAATGTTCTGCCTCTCATATATGCTAATGGAGCAATTTCAACTACTCCCTCTCTTATTTGTCTTTCTACTTCTGCTTGACAAAAGTTTTCTGAAAAAACGTCAAAAATAGGTCGAGTCCACGGTGCCATCTTTTCATTTAGATCTCCAGGCAAAAAACCGTGACTTTCGTCTACTGAAACTGCAGGTCTAGTTATTACAATTTTATCACATAATTTATCGCGAAATTCATTAATTGCCCATTGGACTGCAATCATTGTTTTACCCGTGCCTGCAGGGCCTATAGCAAATACTATATGCTTATCCTTGCTGTCTAATTTTTGTAGGTAAAATTTTTGATTTAAGTTCTTAGGAACTACTTGTTTTCGCTGTGATTTATGCGAGTTTATGTTAACTATGTTGTTGTACGCTGAGTTATGTGCCGCGTGGGCTTTGTTTTTTCTTTTCATATTAGGGGTTTTCCTCCGTTAGTGAAATATGCTCAACAACAGAGTGTGGGTATGTATAGATTGTCAAAAGTCCGTTATCGAACATACTATTATTTAAGTTCGTAAAAAGAAAATAATAGTATAACATTTAGAAAACGATAAATACTTGTGGAGACTAACATGGCCAGCATTAAAGACATTATATCAAATATAGAACAAATTTACGGTTCTAACAACAGTTTAAACCTATTAAAGGACTTTGAGCGTGTTGTTGATGAACTTGACCTTTACGTATTCGACAACTGGATCGATGGTGAATTAGCAGAAGGTCCTAAAGAAGACAGGTATTATATTACGTGTACATTTATGTGGCCTAATGATAAGATGCCAGAGCCTGCAGGCGGTAAGAGATTAATGGAGTATGGTTGTAAAGTTTCTTATGCTGAAACTGCTATGGCTAATGTAAGAAGAATTAAAACACCAGATGATATACGTCCAGGCACAAGAAAAGGTAAAGTTGATTACAATCAAGTATGGTTGGTAAAAATTAAAATGCCTAAAACACTTATGAAAAATGTTGACAGGGGTTATAGTAATTTAGATAAGAATAAAGTACAAGACATTTTATCAAATTCAGTACAAGCACAAAATCCAGAACCAGTTGACCAAACTGCACAAGGAACACCAGATGAAGCACAATAATAAAGTTTTAGAAGAAGGTTTGAGAAAACACGATTTAGAGGATATGTTTTATCCTATGATGGAAGTAGATACACATAAATCAAAAATGGGTGAAGACCCAGATGTTTGTGTTGTAACTTTCCAAGCAAAAGATAGAAATCCTGCAAAAGACTTTATGGAGTTTATTGAGAAAGGATATCCTTTTGTACTAGATGCAGATGTTAGTGCAGGAGAAAACAAAGATGGAGAATATTCTATTTTTGTTGAAGTAGAAAGAAATAACAAACTAGCAGAAAACATTATGGAAATGGTTTTTGGTATAAGCAAGTTAACAAATATTTTAGATTGGGAATATAAGTATTATAAAAATAAAGATAAAATGTCTGTTACTACAGAAAATTTGAGAAAGATTCCGTCAAGTAAGAAAATGTACGAACAAGTTATGACTAAATTTAGAACTGACGAAGTTAAAAGTTTCTTTACTAAGACACTAATGGATGATTTAGTTTTAGAAAATAACAAAATAACAATAATTAAACCATTTGATATCAAAGTTGAGTTTGAACTTGTTCAAGAAGGTGATGATAAACTAATTGAAGGTATGGAAGATATTCAAGTAGATGATAATGCTACAGCAGAAATTTTCTGGTTAACTAAAGTTATGGGAGACTATAACATACAAAAATACGGCGACAAATTTTTGTTTACTAATGAATCAAAAACAATGGTTCTAAAATTAAAGGATACAAAATGAGTTTTGAATTTGAATTTACTAAAGCGCACCTAGGAGAGATTATTTCTGATAATCCTGATAACTGGTATGATGCGCTATGTGAACTATTACCTAAGTATGGTATCACAACAGAACGTAGAGTAGCACACTTCCTAAGTCAGTGCGCTCACGAAAGTGCAGGCTTTAAAAAATTAGAAGAAAATTTAAACTACAGTGAAAAGGCATTACGTGCAGTGTTTGGTCGTTACTTTGGTAATGCTCCAAAAGCAGATGCAGCAGAGTATGCTCGTAACCCAGAAATGATTGCTAACCGTGTATACAATGACACATATCGCAAATACAAGATGGGTAATGTTAACGAAGGTGACGGATGGAGATTCCGTGGACGTGGATTAAAACAACTTACTGGTCGTTACAACTATACAAAGTTTGGCGAAAGTATTGGTAAGACAGCAGAGGAAGCATCAGATTATGTTGCAACTCCTGCAGGTGCAATTGAAAGTGCTTGTTGGTTCTGGGACACAACTAAACTTAACAATATTGCTGACACAGACAATGTAGTTAAAATGACTAAAAAGATCAATGGCGGTAACATTGGTTTAGAAGATAGACAAAAGCGTTATGCACACGCACTTAAAGTATTAGGTATGGATGCAGACGATTTAGGTACAGACGAAGGACACATTGATGTTGATGATATCGGTGTACTACGTAAAGGATGTAAAGGCGAAGGTGTTAAGATGATGCAAGAAGCATTAGGTATTGGCGCTGACGGTGACTTTGGTCCTGGCACTGAACGTGCATTGAAGCAATGGCAAATGTCAAATGGCTTAGTTGCTGATGGCATTGCTGGTCCTGCAACATTGGAAAAACTGTTAGACTAATGCTTACCTGTCAAAATTGTGGAAGAGCACACGAAGGCAGATTAATCGAAACATTTATGGATGGAGACAACAAACCAATAGAAATAATTGTTTGTACATATCCACGTTACCAAGAGGAAAAAGTAGATGAAAAAAGTAATTAAAGCAGTAGCAGAACACTTAGGTATTGATGAATCTAAAGTTGTACCAGAAGCAAATTTAATGGACGATTTAGGTGCTGATGAATTTGATATTATCGAGTTAGCAGTTGCTATTCAAAAAGCAACAGGTGTAACAATTTCAGAAGAAGACGAAGCCAACGTTCAAACTGTTGGCGACTTTATTAAACTGGTAGAAGCATAATGTTTGGATCAATTAAAATAGCGATGATTGTAATTATGTTAGCAGGTGCAGGCGGCGGCTTTTTGTATGTAAAAACATTAAAGTCTGATCTTGCAACTAGTGAAGCAAATAATGCTAAACTATTAGACAGTGTGTCTGAACAACAGTCTGTAATTGAACAACAGAAAAAAGATTTTACTGCTATATTGTCTGCTAACAAAGAACTTGAAGATAAGAACAGAGTATTGCAAACAGAATTCAAAGCACTTGACAAACGTTTTAATAAGATAAACGGACAAGGTGAGGTCCGTGATATAGGAAAACTTGCCGAAGAACGTCCAACATCAGTTGAACGTGTTGTTAACAGCGCAACCAAAAAAGCAATGAGATGTGTAGAAATTGCTATGGGCGCACCACTAACGGAGAAAGAGAAAAATGCTACTAAGAAATCACAGATCAATTCTGAGTGCCCTAGTCTTGCTAATCCTAACTACGTTCCTTACTAGTTGCAGCACTGTATCAAAGTTAGACGTATTTAAAACTGAAGTAGAAAGAGCACCTCTTAATCTTGCTAATCCTGAAACTCCTAAATTAGAGGAAGTTCGTTGGATCATAATCACTTCAGAAAATGCAGCAGAAGTATTTGCTAAAATGAAAGAGCAAGGCAAAGACCCTGTACTGTTTGGTTTAAGTGACGAAGATTACGAATTATTATCTAAAAACTTCGCACAAATACGTGCTTATATGATACAACAAGGATTAACACTTGAACAGTATCGTGAATATTATGAAGGCGAAAAAGAAGCCACAACTGAATAAATACGTATATAAAACAAAGAGGGTAGAAACACAATGAGCGATCCAATTAAAAAGAGTGTACAAATTGATCTTGAAGTAGATACAACAACTACTGATAGTTCACAAAATCCATATCAAGGATTAATTCATTTAGCCAAAGCAGTTGATGCTTGGAGAATATTTCCAAGATTATTCTTAACTGTATACATTGTGTTATTATACAAGTGTGTAATTTGGTATATGAATTTACCTACTCCTACTATGGAACAATCAGGTTTAATTAGTATTGTAGTTGGTGCTGGTGCTGCTTGGTTTGGATTGTACACAGGTACATCTAAAAAATCAGATAAGTAGAAAATTTCCGCACCCAACTAAAATAGATTAAATACTAGAGCATTGCTTAAGGAGGATGCTTTAATATTATGGACTATTATTCAACACTAGGCATTGGCAGAAATGCAAGCCAACAAGAAATAAAAAAGGCTTACAAAAAACAGTCAATGACCCACCATCCTGATCGTACAGGAGGTGACGATTCTAAGTTTAAAGAAATAAACGAAGCATACCAAACTCTTAACGACCCGCAAAAGAAACAGATGTATGATCAGTTCGGAACTACTGATCCTAACCAACGTAGATATAATTCTCAGAATTTTGAATTTAACTTTAATGGTTCACCATTTAGTGGCGGGATGGATGATATATTCAGTTCGTTTTTTGGACAAGGCGGTGCAAGAAGACCAGTCAACCGTCCTATTAATGTTGCTGTAGACGTAACATTAGAAGATGTGTTACGTGGTAAAACTATAGGGATGGAAATACAACTTCCAACAGGAAGGACTAAAGTAGTTACTGTTGATATACCTAAAGGTGTTGAACACGGTCAAACAATTAGATATAGAGGAATGGGTGAACAAAATATTCCAAATGTACCTGCAGGTGACCTACATGTACAAATACGCATTCGCAATCACCACCGCTTTCAACGTTACGGGGATAATATACTATGTGAAGTTAAAGTTGATGCATGGGATTTAATGTTAGGTGCAAAAGCTCAAGTTGCTACTATTGACAACAGAAGCATTGAAATTAATATACCTGCTGGCACACAACCAGACACTTTATTAAGTTGTAAAGGAGAGGGCTTGCCTAATATTAGTACTAAGATAAGAGGCAATTTACAAATAAGAATAAAAGCAGACATACCTAAATATAATGAAGAACAAAGAAACAAACTAAGAAACATAAAACATGGAATATAAACTAGACATAGATTACAAGTTAGGGCTGCACGAAGCACTTAACCAACAAAGTGAAGTATGGGATTTTGATAACGAAAAGTATGATCCTGAAAAACTTGAATGGGATATGTGTAATTTCATGCTTAACAATAAAGGTATTGGACTTGCTGCAAATCAAATAGATTTGAAAAAAAGAGTTTTTGTAATGGGTAGTAAAGATATACCAAATTTTCCTAAGCCTTTTGCATTGTTTAATCCTACAATATTAGAAGCAAGTAATGAAACAGTAATGGATACAGAAGGTTGTTTAAGTTATCCAGGATTACTAATTAAAGTTACAAGACCTTCTTGGATAGTTGGGCAATGGCAGAATGCACAAGGAGAAACCAAAGAAGCAAAGATACAAGGTTATCTTGCAAAATGCTTTCAACATGAATTTGATCACCTAAATGGCATTTGTTTTGTTGACAGAGTGAGTCGGTTGAAGTTACAATTAGCATTAAAGAAATTAAACAAATTAAGGAAGAAATTAAAAAATGATTGAGCCAAGTAAACAATTACAAAAGATTTTCGATAGTTCTGTAGAAATAACCAAATCCTACAAACATAGATTAATTACATTAGAACATCTTATTTTTGCAATTGTTGCCGATAAAGAGTCATCAGCAGGTCTGAAGGAATACGGTGCTGATGTTGATTATATAAAATCTAATCTTGATCATTACTTGAAAAACAATTTAAAAGATATCGAATCTAATGATAACACACTACCTAGGAAAACTAACAGTGTAGAACGTGTACTGAATAGATGCTTTACACAAGTATTATTCAGCGGTAGAAACCAAATGGAAATTGCTGATGTTATAGTTAGTGTACTATCCGAAAAAAATAGTTTTGCTTTTTACTTCTTAACAAAAGGCGGGATTATAAAAGAAAAATTTGTTCAGCACTTTCAAAAACATTATATTGAAGAAGATGAATTTTTTGAAAACGAAAGCGGGTCAGGACCCCTTACAAATGATCAATTAGATAAAATAATAAATCAATTTTGTGATAACCTATCATTGAAGGCTAAACAAAAAACAATTGATCCTGTAATTGGAAGAGATCCCGAGTTAGAAGATATTGAACTTGTATTAGCACGTAGAACTAAGTCAAATGTATTAATGGTAGGAGATCCAGGTGTTGGTAAAACTGCTATTGCAGAAGGACTAGCACGTAAGATACACGAAAAGAAAGTACCTAAATTTATACAAGATCATACAGTATATAATTTAGATATAGGATCATTAGTTGCTGGCTCTAAATACAGAGGTGATTTTGAAGAAAGAATTAAAGCAGTCTTAGGTGCTCTAGAAAGAAAAGGTAAAATTATCTTATTCATAGATGAAGCACATATGATGTCAGGCGCAGGTACAGCAAGTCAAAGTTCAAATGATTTAGCAAATATGTTAAAGCCAGCATTAAGTAAAGGTGGTATGAAAGTTATTGCTTCAACTACTTGGGAAGAGTATCGCAAGTACTTTGAAAAGGATCGTGCATTAATGCGTAGATTCCAACGTGTAACAGTTGACGAGCCTACAGCAGAAGTAACAATTAAAATACTTAAAGGTTTGAAAAAATACTATGAGCAACATCATAATGTTAATATTACATCTGAAGCAATTGAACAGGCTGTAAAATTATCTATAAAATACATATCAGATAAAAAACTTCCTGATAAAGCCATCGATATTATTGACTGTGCTTCTGCACGTTATAAACTAAACGATGATCCTGTTGAAGAAGGTATTACACAAGTAGTTGATGTAGAACAAGTTACTTATGAATTATCTAAAATGATTAAAATGCCTTTAGAAACAGTAGCACAGAAAGAAAGTAAAAATTTACATAATCTTGAACCGGCTATGAAGAAAAGTATTTTTGGTCAAGATGATGCAGTAGATAAATTACTTGATAAAATTTTTGTTGCACAAGCAGGACTAAAGTCCCCTGATAAGCCTATTGGTAGTTTTTTATTCTTAGGTCCTACAGGCTGTGGTAAAACAGAAACAGCAAAACAACTTGCAGAAAAGATGGGCATGTCATTGATACGATTCGATATGAGTGAGTATCAAGAGAAGCATAGTGTTGCAAGATTAATTGGTGCGCCTCCAGGATATGTAGGCTTTGATGAAAATGCAGGACAGTTGATTACTAAATTACAAGAAACACCTAATGCTATATTACTACTTGACGAAATAGAAAAAGCACATCAAGATGTGTCTAATATTTTGTTACAGTTTATGGATAATGGTTTTGTAACAGGATCAAATGGTAAACAAGCAGATGGTAGAAATAGTATACTCATTATGACTAGTAACTTAGGTGCTGCTGATAACGAAAATAATACTATTGGATTTGATGACCTAGAAAGATTTGATGAAGATGAAAAAGCAGTTAAAAACTTTTTTGCTCCAGAGTTTAGAAATAGACTAGATGCTACTGTTAAGTTTGGCAAGTTATCAAAATCTGTTGTAAAAGAAATTGTTTTAAAATTTATTAAAGAACTTAATGGTCAAGTAAAAGATAAAAACATTACTATCAAACTAAATGAAGAAACTATTTCATGGTTAGCAGGAAAAGGGTATAGTAAGAAAATGGGTGCTAGGCCGTTAGGTAGATTGATAGATGCAGAAATTAAAACACCACTCAGTAAGCAAGTTTTATTTGGTGAATTAGTAGATGGCGGAATAGTTAATGTAACAATTGACAATGATAAACCCGTGTTTGCATTTGCTCCTGCTCCTAAAATCTTAACTAAAGCAGAACGTAAAGCAGCAAAAGCAGCAGCAAAGAAGCCTGAAAATGAAACTGCCGACAGCCAAGACAACTAAAAAGAAATTTTATAACAAATACATTTATAAAATTACTCTGAGAATGCCGGGTGCAAGCGCATTACGCTGGTATAATTTTTCTCAACTGTTAGATATATGTCAGAATGGATTTAAAGATCAAGAACCTTGGCGTAAAGATGTTGTGGAAGATGTAACTGAAAATCACGAAAGTTGGATAAAACTTTGCTTGATGTTAAATGCATTTGATAGTAAATCCTTTGGTAAAAGATTAGAAGGTAATTATATTGACTTATACACTAATAATTTTAATCTATATGATCAATTAGGTAAAGAATTTACAGAATATGTAAAGTATAGAGCCCAACCTAAACAAGGTACAGAAAACACTATCTTGAATAGTAATAAGAAAATTTATGTTAATGAGTTACCTTATAACAAATATCAATACCGAGTATACTTACACCCGCATAAACTAGATGCTAGTTCAAGAAAAAGTGTGGCTGACTGGTTGTCTAAACAGGTTCCTAACGTTACATTTACTGAAAGTGTTTATAGATGGTTAGTTGTTACAAGTGAAAATTACGATAGAAGATACATCCAAGTAGCGGATGATAATACATTATTAATGTTACAATTACGAGCACCTAACTTAATAGGCAAGGTTTTCAAATATATATTAAACCGATAAATACAGTATGATCAACGGAACTAACATATTACTACAGAACATAGATTCAACAGCATCTTCAGCACAATATAGTGAAAAGAAGATAGGCGGTGGGTATTATAAGAATGGTGACGGTATACACACGCTATATACCGTTGTAAATGCGTTTTTAGGTAGCATTACTATACAAGGCACACTAGAGCAGTATCCAAGTGATGACGATACAGACTGGGTAGAAGTTAACACGTTTGCAGGTGATAGCACATATTACAATCAACCTAACAACACTGATGCTGTTGATTATGATGTTTCAAGTACGTTTACTGGCAAGTTTGTATGGATTAGAGCCAAGTATGAACTTCAAAACGGCACAATCCGCGAAGTCCGATATAACTATTAAACTTTACATTTAACGCTAAATATAGTATAAATCTAATAAAGGAATTATATTATGCGAGACCTACTGAATAAACTTACACTATTTGAGTCAACCCAAGAGGGATTTGATCCTGAAGAATTTAAAGGTGAGATTGAAGACTTCGAAGTATCCGGAGATGATGGTGAACCAGAAGGAGCCGACATCCATTATACTGCTAAAATAGTAGATGGCAAACCAGTAGTAGATCCAAAATCAATTGAAGTACACGCATATGGTAATAATCCAAGTAGTAAATTAGGATATGATGTGCAAAATGATACAGATATGATTATGAATTATGGTGGTGTAGACGCAGAAGAAATACTACGTTCAGCTCAAGAAGATGCTGAAGAACAATACGCTGAACGTGATAACAAATACTCGCAAGGTGAAAACGTAGGTGAAAATAGTAGTGAAGTTTCAAATGAAATGTATGGAATGATTTCCGATTTGGTTGAAAAATTCTCTAAGTTCAGAGGCGGTAACGGAGACAGATTACCAGACGGTTACATACAGTGGGCATTGAACTCAGGCATTACTACAGACTTTGTTGAAGAAAATGAGGCTGAAGCAATGAGGGAAAAATACGGCGAAGAAGAATTTGAAAATGATCCGCTAGGACACGTTGACGAAATGCCAATTACAAAAGCGTTTCTGGATGAAATTGAAAAAATTACAGGCGATGATGACATTGATACGAATGCAAGAATTATTGATAAAGTTCAGTCAGGTGACGCTGATGAATCAACTAA